GAATGCTGATAAAATCGCCGCCCTCTGTAGCATTTAGCTCCGCCAGTGGTTGAACTACACCAGACGCGAGAAAAGCGTCACGTTGTGTAGTTTGCTCAATCACATATGGAGTGAATACTTCAGGCACGATAATATCAGAGCGAAGAGTCGCCATGATAAATAATCGTTAAAGGTTTACAGATTGCCCCACAGAGGCGCGAAGGCACAGCCTTGCTTATTTATATTTTAACCATTAGCTGCGGATTTTAATCTGTCATATAAGTCGCGATCAGTTCTAAAGAGACGCGATTGTTCTGTCAAGTTGTAATTTTCGCGCAGAAATGGGTTTTTGGTTCCAGAAGGGACTTCTGTAGTGCTTCTGCTTGATGGTGCTCCGCCACCAGTAGGTCTTGGAGTTTTTTGCATCCACTCAGGCAGATTTGACTTCGCCCAATCAGTTACTGGTTTACGCTCATAACCATCAACAACAACAACAGTTCCATCGGCCTCACGTTCAATCTTGTCAGATGATAGCTTTGTCTTGAGTACCATGTCAGGGTCGTAGACAACATCAGCAAGTGCGGTGATGGCTGGCGAAATAAGCTCAAGCTCCTTGACTCGCGCCTCAAGTTCTTGGATTCTGTTGTCTTTTTCTGCTGCAGCATCGCGATATTGTTGTTCAAGAGCTTGCCGTGCTTCTGTGTATTTGCCCTTTGATTCCAGCTCTGATTGCTCAGTTCTTTGCTTAAATTCGATCAGCTTTTGAACGTCTACGCCGTCAGGAATGGCTTTTGCTGACTGGACTGCTTTCTTATATTCATCCAAAAGCTCGGCGTTTTTTCTGCGCATTGCCTCTAGTTCGTCCTCTAGCTTGCGCGTATCTACACTCTGCTCCACTGAAGTTTCTTCTTGTGACATGTTTAAGCGGATTTAACAAGCCATTTTATGCTTCTTATGCACAAACGCCAAAACGACAACTTCACCACTTGACACGATTTGACCAATAAGATCCACTCATTTTGCCTCGGGCAATATTTTTTGCGTGACGCGCCTTAAATGATTTACGCCTCTTACGATCTGCCTCAGATTCACCCTCGCGCTTTGGGCTGCCAGTTTTGCCTTGTTGCCCGAACCTAATCAGCTTAATTTTGTTCCCTGATTTCGCCAGTACAACGTGTGATTTTTCTGGATGCCCAGGTGTCCTTTTGGGTTTGTTATAACCAGACAAACCATACCTCTTTAATCGCGAGTCTTTCTGGCTCATGGCGACTGTTCATCATAAAGAGTTTCCAGGACCATGGTGGAAAGTAACGTCTTCAGCTCTATCAAAGCCTCTTGTTCTTCAGGGTCAGAGCCAGGCCATTTTTCTAAATACAAAGACACAGAGCGACTCAATAAACGAATCGCGTCTGCGCTCACCGTAAGCTCCCAGCAACTTTCAGTCATTGCAGCGTTATTTCTTTTTGCTTTTTTTCGCGGCTTTGCTGAGTTCTGACTGTTTCTTGAGAACTGGGTTGCCTGTACTCTCTGATTTAATGCGGACCACAGGATCTTCTTTGCTGCCAACGCGACTTACTGAGCCTCCTGAAGGCCCCTTAATTGTTCCCTTTTTGCCCGCATAACCAGTGACCTCCCCGAAGGTTCTTACACCGCGATATAGCCAGCTAACACGGCTGCCTTTTGCCGGTTTAACATTCACTTTTTAGCTCCCTTTTTAGTTTTCTTCTTCTTAGGTGGCCGACCCATCTTGGATCCGTATGTTCCTGGACCTTGTGGCATGTGTTTGGCGCAACTAACTCAGTTTAATCGACTTTGCTCTCTACTTTTTTAGTCGACTTTTTCTTGGTTGTTTTAACTGCAGTCGCGGACTTATGTGTGTATGGGTAAGGCATGGTGACAAAACAACTAAGTTCAGTTTAATTGTCTCGCGCTATGTTCCCATATCTAGACCTCAAGTCGGCCAATGAAAGCTCACTGCCATCGTCACGCACAAGTTTCTGCAAGGCTTTCTGTGGATTCATGCCTGGTTGGCGCCTTAATTTGTCAAAGTAAGCGGCCTTACCTTTGCCTAACGCTCGGACCCTAATTGCAACATTCTCAGGCTTCGCGATCCAATCACCATATGTTGTGTCGGCAGGAACCATGCCACCAATAGCGGACCTCATACCCTCATCATCAGGTGGATCAAAGGGTAAATTGTCATAATCGATTACACTTACAATTGTTGAGCGGCAATTAAAATGTTGTGGCGGTTCAGGCCCTTTACCATACTCGAACATTTGACCATCTAAAGCGCGACATATTGCTGTTGTTCGTGCATCCAATGTCGCCACGTATTGATATTTTTCTGTGATGTCGGTGTTTGCCTCATATACATTCATTGCAGCCATGTTACTAATTTGATTCACGCTCGTCCTCACTAAAGTTTGCACCTGATGATTGGCGACAGACGTTAGCTCGCCACCTGCCTGTTGTAGTTGCTTAATAGACAGACCAGCAGCTCTCACTTGACCGACTGACAATGGGGCATAATCACCAAATTTAAGTCTTCCTTTTAGTCGGCGTGATATTTGATTTAAAGTCTCGCCAGATAAGAGCCCTTGTCGCGTAATTTGAGCAAACATTTCAGCAGAGTTTATCGCCAAGCCTCTGAACGCTTTGTCGATGATCTTGCCATTTGGTAGCGTTATCGCACTTCCCTGTAACGAAGTTAAGTTAAAAGTCGAACGTCCTACCACACGTTGAGCGCCCTGCTCTACACCATAAACCGATTTAAACAGATCGTCGCTCAAGACAACTGTGTTTATGTCAGTAGGATCGGTCAAGACTACAGTACGTGCAAAGTCAGCCGAAACCTCAACAGTATTGACTAAAGAGCGCGATCCTGCAGGTATTACGTTTCTTAACTGCTGAGTCACAAAATCTGTTTGTAATATCGCCAAGCCTTGCAACTCTGTCGCCGTGAAATTACTTGCGTCACCGGCCCAACCTGTGAGTGATTCCTTTAATTGCGCGAGTACACTTCTCAGCCTTGCGGCGCGGAACAATTGATTCGCGTCATCTAAACCAAGTTCGTCGATAATTTTGAGTTGATTTACAGCGTCAACAATAATGTCATTGTAAACATTGATAATACGGCGAGCCACAGAATTGCTGAAACGATTGAGATCAATCGCATTTCTATAAAGCTCAGCGGGGACAGTCATTGATCTTCTTCTTCAAGGCCGATCTCTGCTGCTGAATATGGCGAAATTATGCAAATGTCTGCGCCAGCTTCTATCGCGCTTTTCATGCAATCAATGAATCCACTTAATGTCTCCAATCCTTCATCAATTAGTCGCACCTCTTCCACTGATTCTAAGACGCCATCATAGAACCAAGTCATTCGGATAATTGCAAATACATTGTCGGGCAACTTGCGCTGTGTGTATTGAAGTAGGCGGCGATCAGTGTTGCTGCTCATAGATCCAATTATGCTGCACCTATTCTGGCACAAATATCAGGAGACGTTAGGTGTGGATTCTTCTATCAATGTGGATTCTGTTTCATCCAGTAAGCCGCCATTTTGCGTAGCATCAAGCTCGTTATCAACATCAAAATCATCACCTAATACTTCGCCTTCACTTAGCTGAGAAAGTAGCGTCTCCTGCGTAATTGTGCCCGCAGTGTATAGCTGAAGTAGTGACTGAATCTCCTGTGGTTCAAGCCTAGATCCAAGGAAGTCGCGATTAACATAGCAACTGCCTGGTTGTGAGTCGCCAAGATATTGGGCGTGATATTGCAAACAATTATCAATCATATCCTGCATGTTTTGCGCGATAACCATCATTGTGCTATCGCCTTGTGACCTATCAATCCTCTTGGCTTCTGCAGTTTCAGCGCTCAACTTTTGCCCTAATACTGCGGACAAACCTAACTCATTTATTTGTTGCTCAATTTGCTCCAAACGCTGGAACTGTGAAGAAAATGCGTCACTTGGCGGAGATATGTACTCTGCGCGACCATCTGCAGGGAATGCTATGGCTTCTCCCGGGCCAGCAGAAACCTCTTCAGCCGATGATGGGAAGCCATAAAAAGCGAGCATTGGTACAGCACTGATGTGGAGTTGATTGTCTAGATCAGACTGGACCTGGTACGCTTTTAGATTCAACATCGCGATGTCTTCCAGTGGCGGACGCGATTCAAAGTAATTAATACGGTTGCTATACGCGACACTAAATGGGATCTGACTCAAAGATGTTCGGCCTTCATCAACAATGACAAAGTCGCTTTTCTTATTGTCGCGTTGATAGACTTTATATTCTCCTGGTGTCAAAACCCTGACTTGATCAATTATTTTCTCGCCAAAATCGCCATCTGGCACTGTTACTTTTTCCCTTAATCGGAGCTGTGTAAGAACTTGCTCGCCGTCAATGATCTCATTTCTGAACCCTAGTATATCTCTTGGCGTGTAGGTTACATAATATGGCCGACCCTTGCCATCTGTGGGCGCGTCAACAAGAACACCAACGTGGCCATAACGTATCATTTTTCTCGCCGTTTCATACGTCCAGACGTTTAAGTCGTCTTGCAGGTCAACATGAAACAGTTGCTCGCGTATTTGGTCAGATGTCTCATTGAGTCGCACTGGTTTGCGTGTGAGCATACCCGCGAGCATTCTCTCTAGTCGTTGATAGTAAGGCGGACAAATAGATGTTGCTAAACGGCGATCATATGACTCATCTAACTCGCGTATTTCCTGCGGGAGGTAGCGCCGATGCCTTCTTCTTATCTCATAAGTGCCGCCAATAAGGTCTTCAATCAGCACCCAGTGCGGCTGCATAGCGTGCCACGCCGAGTTTTCATCATCTACCTTGGCGACTGGCCTGTAGTGTTGTCGATCATAATGCTGAAAACCTGAATACACCGCACTAACGCACCCAATAGTTATAGTTTAATCAATAGATTCGCACACCAGTTCCTCGACCTGCACGGGCATGTAATGGGTTGTATTGTCGCCATACTAAGTAGCCTAATGCGTCCACAAAGTGATCATATCCAGCCTCTTTGTCAGGCTCTCCGCGATCATTGTAGCTTTGAAGCTCCAAACACTCTATAAGTCTCCGACAATTCTGCTGTATTTGCAAGCGCACTTCGCCCTTCCCATTTTCTAAAACCGCCTGTACTGCAGCAACTCTGTCGCGGACTGGTGGGTTAGCACGCGGAGATTGATTACTGAATCCATAACTTTCAAGAATCTGAATGTCAGTGCGCGATGCGTTGGTGCTTCTATTGCCACCAGAGGCGTCTGGATAAACGTAAACTTTGCGGTCCTCATAACGTCTACGAATTTCTTTGGCGAGCGTATCTGTGTCTTGACTCGCCACAATCTCATCAATGACAACCAATTTGTCGGGGAGTTTAACTGCAATTACGGCCGACATATTGTTTATATTAAAGTCGAGCCCACAGTGAATTGGCTCAGAATTATATGCCTCAACCTTGCAAATGTGCTTGCTACGATCGAATCTATTGTAAACTTGGCCGAGTGTAAGACATACAAACTCGCCATTTAGATAAGCCTGTAAAGTTTTTGGATCATAGTTACTCCTCATACGATCGATAAAATCAGCAGGCAAATGTGGATTATCTTGTGTTCTCATTTTTATCAATTTACGATCATCTCTTTGCTTGGCTTCCTCGGTCCCAAATGTATTCCACATCCACCTGAAACCCTCAGGTGTAGATGATACGGCAAACTGTCTTTGATTGCCTGCCCTAAGTCGGCCCAAGATTTTTGGAAATGCCTTGTCCGCTATGCTCGGCGCAACTGTATCAATTTCATCACATAAAACCCACGCAAGGTTGAGACCTACAATACGACTCCAACTTTCAAAACTTCGGCAAATTATTTTCGTTTCTCCGCCTGGGAGATGCAAAACATATTCTGGCAGTGGACTTGACCTAAAGCTATGTGGTATATTGTGGCGATCTAAATAGTCATCAAAGTCATTCAACCAAATATCGCGAACAAGAGGGCCAGTTGGCTCCATAACGCAACCAATGTAGCCTTGATTGGCGATTGCCAAGATTGTTGCTTTGCAGCACATCGCAAAAGTCTTACCCGATCCATAGCCTGCACTTAGCCCGAGTATTTCAGTTGTACTGTCCTCGGCAAACTCAAGCTGACCAGGGTGTAACTCAGCTTTTATTTTTTTTAGTAGTTGGTCGATGTCAATCCTAGTATCACCACTCTCAAGGCGATCAAGGATACAGCCTTCTCTTGTGGATAATATAGACACTACTTATCAACTTGACCGAGACGTGCAAGTGTATTGACCGCGCCAAGTGCAATATTTAATTGATTTGTCCGCCTTGCCTCCATCTGTATGCTCGCAGCTTGTTGCATCAATTCTGCGACAAATTGTGCCCTATCAATGTCGAAATCTTTCATAATCATTCCTTTTACGTGCGGCAAATATTTTTTCGCTGTTTCCTCACTTATTCCCCATTGTGAAGTCGCAAAACGAATACAATCTTGAGCCGTGCCACCATTTCTTATTAGATTAAACAGGCGATTATACCTGTATATTTTCTCTGCTGCAGACGCACGTCTCGAAACAGGTTTTCCATCTTTGCGTGGACGTGGCATTACTTAATACCTAATAGTGCGGCTGCCTCTGGGTTCCTAGGTCCACAATAGCGGAAACTTGCAGTTACGCGATCAGTG